GATATCAAGACCTACATACTCCTCAATATATGTCTCAATAGCTGACGCATGCGCTTGTCTTACATCCTCAGATGAGTTAGGTATACCACCTATTTCTAGCTCTGTCTTTGACAATTTAGTTTTATGCTTGTCAGGCCTATTCATTGAATACGCTCTGTATCCCCTATTCTTAAAATGATACAATAACCTAGCCTTATTATTCTCAGCAAGTATTGGCATACCATAAAATACACAAGCCATTAACACATCCTCAAAGAATATCTCAGCAGTTTGAGGTCTTGCTATGTATTCTAAAAAGAACTCATTTGTTGGTGCTTCTTCCATATGGAACTTAGTCATACCATGCAATGCTCCATTAGAACCACCTCCTCCAACTACACCAGATATATCATAAGGGTCACATCCAAATGCACCTAAATGTTCATTGCCTGGAAACTTCTTGCCTCCTCTAATAATTACATTATTACGTAACCTATTATTAGGTATCCAAGATACTAAAAATCTACCATTCTTTTCGGGAGTCCAAATAACCTCACTATCTTTTACACCATTCTTCCAATGGAAATAACCTCTAGTTAAAACTTGATCTTTTATTAATGAATCATTATAATCAATCTGTTGGTATATCTTTGTTAAGTTAAATACTGACTGCTTAGATTCATCTCTAAATGCATGTGACTCAGTTCTAGGAAACTGTCTGTAAAATTCATTCAATGCATCAGAATCACTTTTCAATGCAGCAACCTCGTTATTCCACCAAGTAATAACGCCTTGCGTTATCATCTCTCCATCAATGCCTTTTATTGGCTTATCTGGATTATCAAATACAGGCCAACCAAACTCATCTATATACCCTTCAATATTCCACTCCATTGGTATAAATAATGAATACAATCCACTCTTAGTTTGACCATTAGCTGACCTTGTTCTAGGATTGCTGTCATTATACAATCTCTTGAAATTCTCACCACCCTTACTTAATGCATTTGATGTTGAACCCATCATACATTTGCCAACTATCTTACTACCTAATCTCAAACAAGTCTTTGTTACTCGCCAGTTATTTAATATATTCTCAGGCTTCTCCCACTTACCACTTTCATCATGCACAAGCAATAATAACTTCTCACCATCATAACTGTTGTCAGCTGTGTTTTTCCAGTCAATAGTCGTATCAAGCCCATCAATTTCATCTTGGGCTTCTTGATCCATGTTCTTACGTGTAATCTTACTAGCAGGAACACGAAACGCTAACTCAGTCTTTGGATTATCCATACCATCCTGAATAGGCTTAAAAAAGAATGGATAGTTTCTTACAATAGGAACAACTTTGTCGGTAAACATCTTCTTGGCATCACTACCAGTCTTTGACAAGATACCAATTCGTGAATCACGAACTATTGTACCTGTGTTAGATATCTCAGAACTAGACATAAATGAGAATCCAGAACGTCTATTCTTTAAGTAATCCATTCCAAACGATCTATTGTCAGCCTTACATGCCTCCCAATATATATAAAATATCCTATTTGATTCTCTGAAGTCAGGAAGACCAATATCAATCTTTGTCCATTGCAAGTACATATAATGCGTTCCTGTTATATAGGTAGGCACACCATTATTTATAAACCAATGACCATTCTCACGTTTATCAAACTCTCCTTCAATTAAATCAACATACTTAGACTTAAACGCATTGTCTCGTCTATTCCAATCAAATATTGTCTTGATTTTTTGTAGCTCAGATGGATAGTCTTGAGCTACCCATTTGTTACCATAATTAGCAACTTTTTCAGGTGTTTGTGGTAGTGCTATCTTAACACTATTTATTTCATAGATATCACCAATTACACCATCCTTAGATATAACGACAACATCATAATCTTTATTGTATCCATACTCCCATGACTTGTGACGATTTTTAGTGACAATAACTTTCTTATCAATATAATCAGTAAGTATAGTGTAAAGATTATTTTCCATTTATATATGCTTTTGCAAAAAGTATTTAATGTTACTTCTTTTTTGCTCTACCCTCAGCGAATCCACCATTACCTACATTTATAGTAGCGATTTGTGAATCACTACTTTTATTTTCCTCTTCTTCAATCTTCTGCAACATATTTAAAGCATCCTCAAATGCTAACCTCTTAGCCGATGCTGCGTTCTTTAATTTATCTGCTGATATATCATCCTCAGACCGAGTGATAATTGGTTCTTTCAATACCTTTATCAACTCATCAATAGCAACCTTGGCTGCTTCTAATATCTCTATTTTTTTAGACATATATTTCGATTGTACATTCTATAAAGAATCTCATTATTTATTCTAAATTCATATTCACTATCTGGAGTAAATGATATTATGTCTCCAATCTCTACCTCTTCTGTGTCGTCATTCTTAAATACCAACTGACCCCAAAGCTCTTCAAATCCAGATATAGGACTAAATATTTTATCTTCAGATGGAACAGGTCTGACAAAAACAAATGGGGATGGTGCATGCCAAGTATTCTTATCCTTGGAGTATAAATACACCTGCTCAGGCTCAACAATAAACAAGTCATCTTTTAAATGATGCCAACTACTCTTTTGTCTCCCTCTCATGTCATAGTAAAATTTAAAAACATTATGGTGAACGACAATAATATCACCAGGCATTATTGGACCATTATAATAAATTGGAACAGATATCACTTCAGCAAATCTATTTGCAACTGTGTGATCTTCTTGAGAGGTACTTATAATGAACTCGGTGTCTCCGTAAGTCCTTATGTTGTCATACCTCCTACCATCAACAGCTTTGATGATAAAACAGTATGGTGCTTTCATTAGAAATTTATATTATATTCAATTGATACAGGAACAGTATTTGAAAATTCTTTCCATAAAACTATCTCGCTTTCCTTAATGATATAAAGTTTAATACCATCATCATTTCTTATTATCTGATAGATAGAATAACTCTTATCAAGAACTTCCTGTCCAACAGTATAGTTCATTGACTTCATATAATCAGGACCAATAGATATCTTTCTAATTATATTCACCTGTCTGTAGGTTAATAGTTATGTCGCCATACTTAGCAACTATCTCTTCTTGATACTTTGCTAAATCATGTGCAGCAATATCTAAATTAGCTAACGTTGATTTCTTCTTGCTTTTAAGTCTCTCGAATGAAAGCTCAATATCAGCAACCTCAAATTTTAAATCTCTAAAATTGCGATTTAGTTCTGTCAATTTAGACAGTTCGTCTTGTTCTATTTTTTTCATTTTATTTAATTTATTACAAATATATAAAATATTACATAGATATATACCATGTAGTATTAGAATTATTGTACTGAAAACAAATAGGAGTGTCTGCAACTAATGATGAAGGAGCACCTATTATAGCGGCAGCACCAGGAGTTATCCATGTAGTAGCAGGTCTATTTGTTGTTGACATAATAACATACTTCAAACCATCAATAGATGAACTTGCAGTAGGTAGAGTTATATCAAAATTAGCTCCAGCTGTACCTGTAAAATAAGTATTTATATTTACTATAGTATAACTAGTCAATGTAGCTGTAGAAACAATAGATGGAGCTTGAGTTAAATTCACTACATCTTGAATTCTAAAATTCACAGTTTCATTACTAGAATTCTTACTTCCAAAAATTAAATCATCAACACTTGGTGATTTTACTTGATAATTTGCTACTTTCATTTTCCTTGTCCTTTATATTGTTTTTTATAATTCTTACTCGTCTTTGTCTTAGATGTCTTTGTCTTAGCATGAACACCTGGCCTACTTACTTTAGGTCTAGCTACAAATGATGATATGTCTTTCTGCTTTTTCATTACAAATTCTTTAACATCTCAATTACTCGTGGACATGGATACATATCAGACTTATCTTTTCTTACAGAGTTATGAGTAAATATACCATCTTCACCTTTCATAGCTCTTTTAGATAAATCCCAAATATCATCATTATAATCTTTAGAAATATCATAAGTTTTACATAAATACACAACTAACTGACGTAAACTTTCTATCTGCTTGTCAGTGTACTTATGCCAATATTTATGTCCTTTGAATGGTTTATCCAACTCAGTCACTTCACTCGGATCAACAATACCACCAACATAGTTATAAAACTTCCCATCTTTTTCTTTAAGCATACCCCAATTACATACTTCAATACCTATTGAGTTTTTATCAAGTGCTTTATATGGTAATCCCATATTTGAAAAAGGAGCATTCTTTAAACCTAAATGATACGCCCATTCTCTTGAAGAAAAACATTGTACTATTGTTCCACTATTACCAATAACAAATGCTGTAGCAATCCTATCTTTTGTGCTATCCCAATATTTAGCTACACCAACAGCATTACCATTACCTGCTGTGTGATGCAAATAAATCTGATTCTTAGGTGCTTCCTCTTGAAAATATTGACTAGGTTTTAATCTAGACTGTATTATTTTTGTTGTATCTAAATCCATTTCGTTACAAATATAAGGATAAAAATAATCATGATAATTTATCAGCTTCTTCTTTAGCTCTTGTAACAAATTCCTTTAAGGACTTTAATATGTTCTTGCCTGTAACCGATTCATAACTCTCATTAATTGATTTAATCTCTACAGTAACACAAAAGAATGCCACAATTTTAGTCATTACAAGATCAATAGATATAAAGTGTGCTAATAAGTCAGCAGCTATATATTTCTCAACTAAAAATATAAATAGTATAGCACCACAATAAAGAAGTGACTTACTTACAACGTGAGATAATCTTCTACTTCGAATTGCCTTCCATCCACCCTTTTTAACGCTTCTCCAAATACCAAATACTGTATCTAAAAAAATAGCAAGCAATGCAACATATATCATGGGTTTTACTGGGGATAGTACTGCTAAAAATGATGTTGCTAGTAGAAGTAATTTTGTTTTCATAGTAAGTAATTTCTTATAACTCTATACGTAATATATACTATTAGCAAAATTAATAAAATTCCTAGAACATTATTTAGTAACG